TCAGGATGTCAAGGGAGATCTAGATACCGGAAGCATCCTCGCACCTTTCACCCGTGGAACTGCGACAAAGGCAACAGCAAGTGAGATCGCAGCACTGGCAGCCTACTCAGCAAGTGAGATAGGTCGCCTCGCTCGAGAACGTGATTACGCGATAGAGCTGCTCGCAAAGATATATCTCTGCTGTCTCGCGACATTCATCGAGGAGGAGGTACCAAGCATAATTAATCTTGAGGGAAGTGCTGAGATCGTCAAGGCGGATGATCTAAGAGGGGATTTTGAGTTCTTCGCTTCAGATCAGTCAAGCACACCGATGAGCGAGAGCATCGCTAAACGACAACTTCTCGAGAACATTCCCACACTTACAGCATTGGGTGTTCCACCTGATAAACTTCTCAAGGAGGTCGTCCGGGTTCTTAACCTCCCAGAGGATTTCGTGGAGGTGATCCTCGAGGAAGGAAAAGGTCGTTTATCTGGGATACAAATGGAAACTGAGACACCTCTTCAATCCGCTGTGATGGGTGCAAGCCCTGAAAAAATAGCACCGTTTTTACCTACAGGATAATATGCCACTTTACTGTTTTCATTGTTATGGCTGCGACGCAGATTGGGAATACCTACAATCATTCGAGGAAAGTAAGGAGGAGCATCTATGTGGGCACTGCAGTGAGAAGCTTCAAAAGCAGACATCTATATTCGCATTCACACCGAGCAGGTGGGGTGATATGACTGGTAGGTACGGTGTGAATGGATATTACTCAGAAGCGTTAGGTCGACATGTCGCATCACCTGCTGTGGAAGATAAATTATGTGAGGCAAAAGGATTAGTTCGTGTGTCGAATTACAATGAAAGTGTTATAACAAACGTGATAGATAAGAGTGAGGATGATCACAAAGAACATCTGAAAGATATGGAAACATACAACGCTAACATAAAAAAATATGGAGACGATAAAGAGGGTAAGGGAAGAGCGATAGCAGAGACATACTCCGTTGAACGCCTTCAGGAAAAAGGTTTACTTGACAAATCAATAAAAGGATAATATTATGGCACTTAGAGATAGATTTTTGGAAGAGATAGATATTGAGACACCGGTCGCTGGTAGTATGGCACCCACACCTGGAGCAGCACCGCCCGCTTTACCTGAGGCTGAACTGGCCGCTGCAAATGTGGAAGCTGATCAGGCTGCTGCAGCCGCATTCGCTGCTGCAAATCCTGTTGGTGATTTCTCAATGAAAGAGATAAACACGCTCATTGATAGTGTGAATGATATACTACCCCTATTCGATCCGGAGGCACCGCTCGTTCCTGCAGTCGAGGCTGATCTTGAGGAATTTCCAACAGAACTAACGACTGCTATCTCAATGATCATTCAGGCTGGATCCGATGCTGGACTTGATCCTGAGGATGTACCAGCACTTGAGGCTCTCGTGGATGATCGAGCAATGATAGAGACAGCGGGAATTCTTGATGCATTGATTGGGAACTCCATCTTCAAGAGCTTTCTCAAGCAGGTAAGCGGTGCGGCACCACCTGAGGAGGTCGCTATTGAGGAGGTCGTTGAGACACCTGGAGCACCACCAGCAGAATTAGAAGAATTATTTAAGACAAGGGTACAAGGTAACCCACATTCGTCATACAAAAGATAAGGAGAAATAATGACAGAAGCTACAGCAACAACTCAGACAACTGAGATTGCATCACCACCTGGAAAAGAACGATCCGATAACATTGAATCTGCCTTAGCAGCAGCACGTACAATGATCGAGAAAGATATTGAACCAACAGCATCGAATAAGATGTTGATGGAACAGGAGGAGGCAAAAGCAAGGAAAGAAGCACGTGATGAGTTTTCGATCAAGGAACTTGCGGAGGCAAAATTAAGAGGAGACATCTATCAAGATGAGCACAAAGGGCTGAACTACGAACAGATACTCTCAGATCTACCTTCGGACGCACAAAAGTTGATCGCTAACCTTCGTAAGGATTACACAAGAAAAACTCAAGAGATATCTCGAATGAGAAAATCACTGGATGCAGAGAGAAAAACTTTACTGAACTCTGACTTTGCAAAGAACATTGACGCGAAGGCAAACAAAGAAGTTATATTTGACGCGTGGGATGAAAAATCCATAGAGCAAAGGATAGAGAAGGAAGTTGCAGTGAGACTACGCGAGATGATCACTCCACTCAGAGATGAGTATGAGTTGCAACAAAGTCAGATCGAGCTTGACAGATTTAAGTCAGCAAATCCGGATCTTGACACACACAAACAGGAGATAGGGAAGATGCTCATCGCGAATGAGAACCTATCCCTACAGAACGCTTACTATATCGTTAAAGGAAGACACGAGAACACAAAAGCGAAAGCTTTGGAGGAAGAACTCTCAACTTACAAGTCCGCCGCAAGGGAATATGGATTAAAAGTTGGAGGCTCCTCAAGAGGTTCTCGTAAAAATATTCCGGAAATGATTAAAAAACAAGGAAGTTACGCTATATATAAATGGATAGAAGCTAACAAAAAATCTAAATGACCACCGCCTGGCAAGGTTTTTAGTCGGACCCCCGTTGGGGATAACTGATCAAGCAAAATTTTATAGAATATTTTTTAATAAGGAAAAATAAAAATGGCAATCTCAAATGCGATCCTAAGTTCGACTTTAAGGATCTTAAAAGATGATATGGTCAACAACCTTTACAAGTCAGTTCCTCTTCTGGACGAAATTAAAAGTGCTGGCGGAGTAAAGGAAGAAGATGGGGGACAAAAAATCTCCTTGCCGCTCGGCCTTGCCGATCATTCATCGATAACTCAACTCTCAAGTGGCTATGAAGCCATCAATCTTAGCTCAGCTGACGTTCTCAGGACAGCAAATTATGAGTGGGCAGATTCTGCGATCCCAATAATTCTTACCTGGAAGGAGGAACGGTCTAACTCTGGTCCTCGTGCGATAGTATCTATTGCAGAAGCACGACTGAAAAGTGTGATGCAGCAGTTCAGACGCGAAGCAGAATTACAGCTCGTTGCTGGAACTTCTACAGTTCTCACCGATCTTGGTTCACTTAATGGAACAACTACATCTGGTCTCTCAACTGGTCTTTTGGAAGGCTTGGCATTCGGATCACAGACAAATACAGTCGGTGGTATCGCTAAGTCATCTTTTCCAGACGACTATCAGAATCAGTATGATGTTTCTATCAGTGCTCTATGGTCAGGTATGGCATCTAACATCGTTGTTTCTGCTCTCACAAACGTCTATGTTGCATGTCAACAGAGATCTCCTGATGGCAAGGCACCTAATCTCATTCTTTGTTCTAACGAATTTTTTAAAGCGTATAAGAGCACTCTTTACTCTCAGCAAAGATTTATTAGTGAAAAAACACTTGATGGCGGCGTTCTCTCGCTCGCATTTCACGGCGCTAAAGTTATCGCTTCACCAGTTCTGACACAGGTTAGATCTGATGCAGGAACTAACTACATCGCTGCAATGTGTCTGAACACCGATATGTTTAATCTGGTCTTTGATAAGAACGCTAACTTTGAGATGACTGATTTTCAGGATGCAACTGGATACGCATCTCGTTACGCTTACATTCTTAACAGATGTCAGATCGTTGCTCATCATCTCGCTTCTTCCGGTCTGATCGTTTGGGCCACTGCTAATGACGCTTAATATAGGAGGATAATATATTATGTCAAGTTCAAATTTAATTCAAAGACTTTATGGTGCTGATGAAAGCAGTGTTGGTGAAGCCGGTATTACTCAATCAGCAAGACGAACAGTTATGAGGTTCAGAGCAGGTGAGGCAATCACCGCAAAGGATGCTGTCTCTCTTGATCTATCTCAATCTGATGATGGTGATAAGGCAATGGTTGTTGTTAAAGCAGATACTGGTACACCAGCAGATTCGTGTTTCATTGGTATCGCTCTCACAACTGCTTCTGCTGCTGGTGAGTTTATCGATGTTGTAACTGCAGGCCTTGCTGAAGCTAACACTGCGGCTTCTGCTGTTGGTAAAATGTTAGTCATTGGTGGAACTGCTGCTCGTCTTCAGGATATTGCTGACGGTGCTACAGAAATGCAACAGCACTGCGCTATTGCTTGTGAAGCACACACAGGTAATGTAAGCACAGTTATCGTTCTTGGGCAAGGATTATAGACATCTCTTGAAGTTAAGGCTGGCATCCTCATTGAGGGTGTCAGTCGTTTATCTGTTTTAAGGAGGAGTGTATGAACCTAAAAGATATTAGAGATTATGTGTCAAACATTCTGGATTACAATCCGGATGTTACGGCGTATAAGAATGAAGTAAATGACGTCATCAATCAGGTTCTGTTGATGCACTTTATGGAGCGACCTTGGGAGTATGCGCAAAAGAACGTTCGTCTATCAGTAAAGAAAGATGTAACATTCACATCTTCTCAAGCAGAGATTCAGAGTGGGAGTGGAGTTTATAACGGTGCTGTTAAAGTATCATCTCTCATTGCTAACTGGATAAATTTTGAGATGGTCGTGCAGATCACAGAGAGTTTTACCGGTGATAGCAATGGAACCGTATATCCTGCAAATAAAGAATTTATTGTTGTGTCGAGATATGAGGCTGGTGGTGCAACATATCTGTATTTAAGAGATCCTGACTTTGATCCAAGGTACTATAACACAGACGCTTATATGGTGGATGGTCCGAGTTCTAATACCAGCTCAGCTATCACAGTCAAGCACAGGAAGGTAACACTGCCCGGTGATTGCTTGGAGGTGCTTTCAGTCGGGATGAGAGGTTTGAATAATAATTTTAGACAACCTTTCGAGAGCCTCTCAAAATTTTATGATGAGAACCTCAGTCTTAATCTGGATCTTGTTGCACGACCAACTGAGTATATACACATCGAACCGTTAATGATACAAGGCCCTAAGAGAACACCATCAATATCGATAGGTGGCTTAGCAACTGGGGTACCGAAAACTGGAACATATGGAGCAGCATATAGTTTTAGCCCTGTAGGCCCGTGGGACGCAGAGATCGTTAAACCTCAGTCAGCACCGATATACACAGGAGATGCCACGTTCACAGCTGGACAGTCAATGACTGTTGTGGATCTTGAAGTTACAGATCAAGCTGCACCCTGGAATAGACGAACAGGATTAAATAAGAGGATATGGATCAGGCAACCTGACAGCAACAAACACTATCAACTATCCACCGGAACTGTTGATGTAGAAGAATCATCCACTGCAACATCCCTTGCAACGACAGGTTGCTCAATCTCAGAAAGTGATAAGACATCACGGCCTGTGTTGGATAGAAATTCTGATGGTATATATCCTCGTATCAGATTATTCCCACGTCAGGATGATAACTACGACCTGCATCTCAGGTATCAGTATCGACCTTTAACTATGTTAGATGACGATGACGTTCCGATGATGCCGAAGGATACACATCTGTATCTCTGTTATGTCGCGATATCAGAGCTCTTCTTAAAGCACGGTGATCTAAATCAAGGAACTGTGTATGAGAAGAAGGCACAGAAGGAGTTGCTAAAGATTGAGAACAGGTATCTTCAGAACAAAACTCAACTTCACGTTAAGGCACCTTTCAAGGCAACAGGTGGATATACACGAAGAAGAATGGTAAAAATTACACGGGTAACTTAGATGAGAACTGAAGCGAGAACTCTGGTACAACCGATATACGGTATGAGCGAAACCATCCCTCAAAAGCCGGATGGTTGCACGCTTATAGAGAACTTCACTGTCTCGAAATGGAACAATGGGTGGGATAGTCGAATAGGTTTTGAGAGCATCAAAGCGATGGATGGTGCATCCTCTTTCACACCCTTCAGTGGAAATGTCTTCTCAGTATTTAACTGGAGCACACACAACGGTGCGAAAACATTTCTACTATACGAGGATAACTTAGGATCGAATGTATTATCACTACGGTATTACATCGGGAATGGCCCGTCATCAGTAACACTTGATAACGTTCGTCAAACACCTGCTGTAAATTTTTTGGCTAGCACATACGAACCTTTTGGAAAATACCTGATCATAGGAAATGGATCGGATGAACCGATAAAATTTGATGGCATCAAAGCTATTCGTTTAGGATTCGCAAGTGTGCCCAGTGCACCTGAACCTTTACCTGTTAGTTATGACACTGAGATAAATGATGAGGATAATCCTTCTACAGTAATACCTGTGAGAAAGTATCCACCAGCTTCAGGAGATGGTGATGTTGCATCAGCTTCTCAGCAACACTTTCGTGTTGATCTAACAGAGAGTTGGGGACTTGGAAGTAGAACTAATGGTGAGGATAACACATATCGGTATAAGGTAACATTCGTCAAAGCAGATGGAAGTGAAGGGCCTATATCACCTAAGAGCACAACTGTTTTTTGGGAGACAGGGGATACAGATAAGCGACAAGGAATTTACTTAACTGATGTACCAACAGGTGAGGATGCTGAGGGTATCGTCGCACGAAGGATATATCGAACAGGTAATATGTCAAATGGTGCTGGGGGTGTCAGTGCCTTGTATTACTTCGTCGGTCAGATAAGCAATAACTATGAGACAACATTCTTTGATATGGTGAGCGACACAAGGTTAGGAGCGTTAGCACCATCAGAGGATCAGAGCACTATTATCCCAGCAAATCCCTCGATAATGGCAACATTCAAGAACTGTCTGTTTATAAACAGTGGCGGTCGCCTCTACTACTCCTTAGCTGGAAGGCCTTGTCAGTATCAGGCATTAGATTACTTCGGTGCAGGTGCGACAAACTCTGGAGATATAACAGCGTTAAGGACATTCTTTGATAATCTCATCGTCTTCAGGCAAAATGGAATAGATGTTATATCAGGTAATTCGATAGACGGATTTCATCTCACCCCATTCATAAGTGGCATCGGGTGCGTTTCAAAATTAGCAGTT